AAGCTACTTCTTTACACCAGCAAGGGTTGTCCGGTACGTGGCTGTAGGTGTTGATGTACCACCCACAGTTGACAGCAAGCGGATAACAGGGTAGCCGATAGTCGTCATCCCTAGGGCTTGGGTGTCAATCACCGACGTGACAGGGGCTGTAGCGGTCGCTGTTGAGATATCTACAGCACCAGTCGTTAAGGTTGTGGTTGTTGCATTATTGGTGCGGATAGTGACCCAATCGTTAGTGAACAACAGGTAGCTACCCACGGCAAACGCCTTGGCCGTAGTACCACGCCTTGCACGCACAATGGTATGGTCGCCTGCGCCAGTTGTACCACTTGACGTTACTTGCACCCACTCATACCCTTGAGCTTTTACGTCAATCAACAAAGCAAAGCTGTTTTGAGCAATGCCAGTTCGCTCGGCCAAGGTAATCGTCGTAGCTGCTGCTGTCAGGGCGGTTGTGGCAATCGTGGTGTTGTTGCTAAAGGGGTCATTAACACCTTGCACTACCGTCGTTAGCGTTGGGTTTGTGCCAGCGTGTGCGGTTACAATCACGTTAGCTATCAGTTGGGCTAGGTCAACGTCATGCGCTCCACCTGGCCAGTTAATAGCCAAGCCGTTAGGTAAGCGTAACGTGCCGTTGCCCAAAAAGATAGGCGCACTAGGGGTAGCGGTCGTGTTTTGAGTTGTACCTGTTAGCACGTCTCCAAACTGAATAATCTTATCGGCCATATTGCAATCCTTCCACGTAGGTTTTCATGTCTTGAGTAACATTTACACTAACCAGTTGCACAAAGGTTTTGTCCGCATGGTTGCTTTTAATGGGGGGCAGGTTAGGGGCAAACACACTAAGTTGAGTGCCGTCCATGTAGGGAGCCTCATACCGTGCGTTAATAACCACATCACCCGCCTTGTAAGGCTTGAGCATCTTGCCAAGCACGGTAACACCGTCGTCGGTAAAATCCTCAACGTAGTTCAGGTTCCAAGGGCGGATTATGATGTTTTTCCAAAAGCCACTGGCAGGTGTTCGCAAGCCAGCCTCTTCAGGGTCACTCTGCCATTCTTCAAACAAGCGTGCAAAGCGTTGGTTAATGCGGTAGTAATCGCCCCGTGTGCCAGCTTCCATTTGGTAATAAGGCCGTACTGGTATACCGAGGAAGCGGCAAGCCGCCTCCCCAGTTAGCAGGTCAACCTTCTTTACCGCTTGGTCAGTCTTGCTTTTGAGGAGCATCCTGTAGCGGTCGGCCACGTTTGCAGTAGCTGGCTTAGCTTCCCCTAGTATCTCTTTCTCTAGGCGGTCTGCTTTAGCAGCTATTGCTATTTCATCCAAGGCCGTTGTCTGTGGCTTAGCCATGCGTTATACCTTTACGATTGCACGCCCTAAAGCGTTGGGTAGGGTTACTTTTGAGCCGTACACCGCCAACATTCTGCTAGCATCAGCAAACGTGGTTTGGAGTTTCAAGTCCTCAAGCACGTTAATCTGCATAGCAAACTGTGTGGCTTTCTTGTAACCAAACAAGATGTTCCAGTAAGGCTCTGTGCCTGTACCCGCTGCGTTGTAAGGCACGTTGGTACTCTGCTTGACAGCGAACTGGGCAAAGTTACCTTGGAAGCCGTTACGCACCACAGCGTCACCGCTAGCGGTAGCGTGTACAAGCTGGTCACTCTTACGAATCACGCCCATGACAGCAGGAGGCACAATAGCAAACGGTGTACCGCCTAAACTCGTAGCGTTGCTTTCTTCCAGCAAGGTGTACATATCGTTGAAAAAGGCGAAAATATTAGCCGCATCCAACGTGATGACACTGCCTGCTGTCGTAGCACCAATAGTGTTGAGTGCTGGCGCACCCGCCGCCATTGTTGAGAGCAAAAAGCTGTCAATGGTATCACGTAAGGCGATAGCGGCACGCTCTTTGTTGCCTTCCATCAAGTCTAGGTCACTCTGTTTAGTGTCCACGTAGTCAAGGCGAAAAGCCGTGTACTTTAGCTGGTCAATCAGCATATCTTGGCTTTGTTCAGCCGTTAAACCATACGTGATAGTGCTATCTACGGTGTGGTCGCCTACCGTAATGCTTGTGGCTCCAAAGTCACGAATCGTAACTAAGTCACCTTCTTTAAACTCGCCTTCATAGTCTCGGCTTACACAATCAACGGCAACGGTCGACTTGTCTAAGATGTCTAATACCATTGACGAAAAGACAATGGGGATAAAGCTACGTGTACCCTTGGTAGCGGAGCCTCTGCTTAATACCATAGTGTTAAAACCTCATGCTGGTTGCAACACGTCTAACGCTTTGTTTGCATGCTTCGTAGATGTTGTATTCTCTGTTCCCCAGTCATCCCCCGCAATGTGTCGGCTAGCTGTTCGCCATAAATGCCTTGCTTGCTTGGGTTTGTCTGCTTACCCGCAAATGAATCCGCTCTATCAGGTGCAGCCTTCTGTGCTGGCTTGGCCTGCTGGCTAAACGCCTTACCTATGGCCAAGGTCTGCTGTATCAAAGGCTTTAACATTTTTACAGCCTCGCCCATGTTGCCATGACGCGACAGCTCGTCCTGCACGTAAGGGGCTAGTATCTCCCTTACCACTGGCACGTTAAGCGCACTCGTCAGCTCATCATCACCTTTTACTGCTTCACTAAACACCCTATCTACCATAAGGGGTGCTTGTGAGGCGTAGGTTTGGCGTTGTATCTGCTGTGCAAAGTTGTTAAACACCTCATCAGGCCGTTCTAGCAACTGGTCAGCAAACTGTTGACGTTGCTGGTCAATCAATCTAGGGTCAGGTTGCTGTTGAGGCGCATAGCCACGCTGGTTTAGCTGTTCGTACATGGCCTTTAGGCTGGCCAGCTCTTGCTGTTGTTGCTCAAACTGCTGCTTAAGCTGGCGGTTGTTGTCCCGCTCTTGCCGTAAAGCAATAGCAGGGTTGCCCTTGCGCTTAGGCTCCTCTTCGCCGTCGTCGTCGGATTCATTTGCGGGTAATGGTTCAGAGCCTTCTATATCTTCGTTTTGCTCAAAATCATCATCCGTGTTGTCAAAGAACTGTTTATCATCTTGTAACATACGTTAAGTGCCTCTTACGCTTGGCTGCGGATACCATCAGATAACGCCCTGATGTTAGCGATAAACTTAGTCTACTGGTACTTTGGCCAGCTCGCCCCATAAATGCACACCTGCATATAGGCCACGGAGAAACTGCTCATCCGCTACCCTCCGCATGGCCTCCTCGCTAAACGCCTGCCCCCTGTGGGCTTGGGGCTGGGTTGCCTGCAAGTTGTCCAAGCAATGTTGCTTCACCACCTTGCTCAACTCCACCCATGCTTGGCATAGCTCCAACTGGCGTGCCAATTCCGCCAGCTCCCTCGGCTTGTAATCCACCTTCGGCATCAACTGCATCTAAAGCCACCTGTCCTGCCATCATCATGGCTTGTTCTGTACCCATTGCTAACATAGCTGATTGTTGCCCTAAGGCTTGGCCTAACGCCATAGCTGCCGTGTCTTTCGTCAGCTTAACAACCAGCTCATCGTGGTTCATAATCCACTTGTCGGCCTCGCCATAGCCAAGGTCTCGCCATAGTGACTTGTAAAGCTCTACCCAGTCCATGCGCTGTGCAATGTCGGGTATTTGTGCGCCTTGCTGTATCAGGGCTATCTTCTCTTGCAAGCCCTGCTTACGCTCCATCTCGCTCTTGTTATCCACAATGATGAACTTGTAGTTTTGGTAGTATAAGCTAGGTTCAACCTGCACAAACTCGTTTTCCCCACCCCTACCCTCAACGGGTATCGTCAGGGCTTTAGGGTAAAACATGCTTTGCATTAAGGCCAGCTTTTCAATCGCTGGTAGCTTCATGTCAAGGTTAAAGCGGTCAATCACCCTATCCATCACAAGGTTGCCAATAACCTGTAAGCCTTGAAACTCTGTAGCCGTCTGTGCCTTATCCCTGCTAGTCACATTACCCGATAGTTGCCTTGTGGCTCCTGTCGTCGCTTCTGTTTGGCTCTCCAATAGCTGTAAGATAGGGAAGGCAGGGTTAGGGTTGGCTACTAAGGGTTGAGGCAAGGCGTTGGGCAACATTGTGTTAGGCTCATACGTCACTACATCGCCTGGCTTAATGTTGTACTGCTTTTGCTGAAGCATCCCCTTAGGTGCAAGGTAAGGCGGATTCATAGCGTATTCGCTACTTACCACGGCCTGCTTAGCCATACGGCTAGCACCTTCCATCAGGCTAACCACTTGGCCAATAGGGCCACCTTGCCCCCACCCGCAAGTGGTCTCCTCATACAACGCCTTAACAAAGGGGTTGACGTAGTAGGGGTTAGGCTCAAAACGCACAACATGGTTTCTGGCTGCTATCGTCACCATCCAGTTACGCAACAAGTCACCGTTAGGTAAGCGCACGTCACCATAAAACTCTAGTAGCTCAACCCTGCCATCAGGGTAAAAGCCCTTAGCGTCTTTGCTTGCCTTCACACCCTTTACGACGTTGTTGTAACCACTGCTCTGTTGCTCTATATGCTGCTTTACCTGCTCTTTTAGCTCGCTATGGTTGCCATAAAGCGTGTTGTCGGCTAAGTCCTCATAGACGATAGGCTTGCGGTATGCCTTCAAGCACTCATCCCAGTTGTCGGCGTTGTCGGTGTCAAAGACAAAAGTGTAAGGGTCAACCACCTGCAAGTCTGCCAACTCGGCTACTGTCTGCTCAACCTCTACAAACTCGGCCTCGCCATTCATACCAAGTTGTAGCTCTGTCCCCATCTGCCCACTAAGCACCCGCACCTTGCGTGTCTTAGTCATGCGCCCAGTAAAGGCGATGCACACGCCTTTTGTGATGTAATGCTCAGCCAGTAGGTCAAGCCTGCACCTTAGTTTGTTTTGGCTAAACAGGTAGTTGAGTAAGGCTTTATAGGTAGGGGCTTGCTCTTGGGCTTGCTCATCATCGCCCTGCACATCAAACAATACCTTCTCGCCCTGTAGGCTTCTTGCCCAAATATGGCCTTGCAAGGTGTTAAGCACCTGCCTAGCAAAGGGTAGCTTGATATCCAGCACCTTCGTCTTACTGCTGTAGCTTGGCTCTAGTTGCTTCTCTACTTCACGCCATATAGGTTCCGCTTTAGTCTTGCGATCTTGCTCCATGTTCTCAAACTGCTTAACCAGTTGGTTAATGACTCGCTTCTGCAAGTCTTCTGTCAACTCTACCTGCTCGCCTTCGTCATTCTCATAGGTGTAAACAGAGGCCAACGCATCAGCCTCTGCACCTACTGGCATCAAATCCAGCTCATCCATCGGTTAGTAGCCTTTGCCCTTACCGCTGCCCGTTGGCTTTTGGGTTGTGCCTTTGGTGATAGGCTTCTTTGTACCTAGGTACTTGCCCACTTCACCGCCACGTGTGCTACCGCTTGCGCCAGCTTTAGCGTGGCTACCGTCCATTACACCTGCGCCCATAGGGTAGGTCTCCTGCATTACTGATGTAAACCATGGTTACAACCCTAGTCTACTGGTAAGAGTAGCGTCTTAGGCTTGTCGGTGTTAGGCATCTTGGGAGGTTCTAGTATATATGCCATATACCCAAAACTGTCACTCGCATGAGATAGAGTAGGGTCACTACGCTTGTCTATATCGCCAGTGGGTAGCCTTCTTAGCTCCTCAAAGTCTTTAGTCAGCTTGGGGCATTTGTTTGTATCAACAAAGATACGCCTCTCACCGTTGGCGTTTTGCAACAGGCGGTTGACGTTCTCCACCCTGCTACGCACGATAGGGTTGCCACCGTACACCCTGATGTCCTGCATTGACACGTTGTAGCCCCTGCTGTGAAGCGTCTCAACCATCATGATGTAGTCAACCGTACCTGTCGTGCTGTAGCTACCGTTGTAATCGCCATAGAACTTAAGCTCTACCACTTGGTTAGGTGAGTAGCGAGAGCAAAACACGTCAATGTTAGCAGGCGTGTTACCCTCGGCTATCTCGTCAAACACGTAAATGCGCCCATTGTGATGATGAGCCAACACGCTATGACAGGCGGGGGCAATGTTGAAGTCCCACCCCCAGTGTATCGTTAGGCCGTCAACAAAGGGTATCGGCTTAGTGTGCTGTGTGCGGTCAAACTTATAGTAAACTTGGTTGCTTGGATTAATGAACTCCGCAAAGTATTCCTGCCTCCAAGCCTCTAGTGTTAAGTCACGCCGTGCTGCATCAACAGCGGTTTGGTCAATGAACTTACCCTCCACGCTAGGGTAACAATGGTAGCTCCAGCCCTCTTCCCTGTCTATGCCACGCTTGCATAGGTCATAGAAATAGTTGCGCCCATCAGGGGTTGAGGTAATGAGCATCTCGCCATACGGCCTCACCCTGTCTAGCATCGGCCTTACAATCTTGGTGAGTATCTCCTCGGTACTCTTGGCAAAGGCCGCTTCATCAAGATAGAACCTAGTGAAGTAAGCACCCCTTGCGCTGTCGGGGTAGTTACTGCCCAACAGGTGAATCGTTGCGCCATTGATAAGCGTTATACGGTGTTCGCTCTTGTTGATGCGTAGTGTTATCGGGTGGAAGAAATGTACGGCTCTCTCCCAAAAGATGTCCTTAGCCTGCTTTAAGTCGGGAGCCATATATCCTAAACGTGGCGAAAGACGCCTTCCGTGGGCATCTGTGTAAGCCGACAAGCACCCGATTAGCATATCGGCGAGGATGAGTGAGGTCTTTCCCCAGCCTCGCCCTGCATTGACTACCCTAAAACGTGACTCGTCAAACAGCACGGCCTCATGGCACTCTTGAAGAATCACCGTTAGGTCAACGTCAACGACAGTCTGTTTACTGTTCATTCCAGCCCAACAGGCCAGCCTTTGCCTGTATTGCCCCAGCTTGGCA